ACTAGTGGTAGGTTAACACCGAGAACGTCTACAGCTTGCTTAGCGTTAGACAAACGAACACGGAACAAGAATGTCTCGCCCGACTCACGCATGTCTGCGATAAACTTATGCTCTTCTGGAACATAGTTGAAAGTGAAGTCCATTGAAGGAGCATCAGACTGACCAGTGATCTGTGAAGATACTGCCTGTCCATACTGAGGAACGTTTACAACGTTTGCGGGAACACCTAGATTAGGGAACTCACGGATACGGCCAAAGGCCTTAGCGTCAGTACCAACAGTCCATGGCGTACCAGTGGCTTCGAAGTAAGCAATCCACTCAGCTGGAGTGTCTCCTTTACCTACCTCGGTAGCGTCTGCTGCTGCACCTTCCACACAAGGAAGGTCGATGTAAGCGAGGCTGGTGTACATGCCTGCGCCAATTGAAGTAATATTTGGCATTTTATTCTCCTGAAGAATTAAAACGAATTGAATTGTAGGCTGTAGTCAGCCCTGAATAAACTTGTGTCGTCCTTGTCGATACCTCTAACATTTAGAGTACCATCACTTAACTGTGTAGAGTTACTATTGTTTGAATCAAACAGTGTAGCTAGCTTGTCTGCTATCTCATAACATCTTGACAGTCCTTTGTTAGACCTAGTGTAGATCTGGATTATAATAATTCCCTTCTTATAAGTTGGCTTTGAGTACTCAGGAACAGGCGGAGAAGCGGGTATTATCTCATAAATAATAAACTCGTCCGGTGTTGTCTGAGGCCAAAAGTTAGCAGGGAAGGAGGTTAATCCAAAGGACTTCCAATCGTTAGAAGCAAACACAGCGTCTACGGAAGATAAGAGTTCTGTATAGTTAGCCATACAACCTCCTTATCTAGTTGAAACAGTGAATAGAATAATATATCCGTCATCAGTATAGTTAATTATACGATGATCAGCACCTTGAAAATGAATCGTGTCAAACTTAGAGTAGTCTTCGGGTATATCCTTACGCTTTGTAGTAACTTCTAACCTTTCGGTTACAGCTGCTATCCCAGCGCTTGTAAGCATATTATCCTTAGCTTTCCCTATTACCCCTCTGAATGGAAGAGACGTTTCCGTTCTCTCTATTACCTTAGAGGTATTAGGGTCGTAAGTTGATTCAGAATCACATTTAAAGTACATTTCGGTTGTGAAAGCACCTACCATATCAAATGCTAGGTCAATCGAACCGTCTAATAAACTACCTAAGCACAATCCCATTACCAAGCCCTCCACGGAGTCATGTTTCCAAACTCCGCCAAGTCACCGATTGCTCTGCGAACAAGGTGAGGAAGTCTTGCTGGGTATTGTATCTTAGTAAGCTTTATAGATGATACGGCTATACTCTCTGCTTTCGCAGTGGCATCTAAAACACAAGGGTTTTCGATAAGGTGCATTGCCATCTCAAACGTAGCCTTTTGTAATCTGGCTGGCCGATCAGGATCTTTAAAAGAGACAGTACTGTTGTACCTGCCATCAAAATAAGATCCTTCTCGGGGCCATGCAAGAGGCTGAGAGGTAGACACGGCAACACCAACGTAGCTTAAGACATCGTCTAAATAGCGAGTCGCGGTTGTTAAATACTCTTCCTTGTCGTTGTTGTTAAGGAAGTGCCACTTGTCGCTATTAGAACGGTCTATAAAGTACGCGTTAGCTTCATCCAAGGTGACATAGCTATTTACATTTAATTGTATAGCCATGACCCACCTCCCTGCTATTAAGCGTGCAGAATAGGAAGGATGCCCAAGTTCAGGTAGCCAGCTTCGCTACGTACCCAAGAAGCAGCTTGATCAAAACCACCAGTACCGGAAGTTTGAACGAACTGAACCTCAGAACCATCCCAAGAGTAACCCATAGGGTGGTTTACGTAGCCCCAACGATACCAAATATCAGTAGTACCGGAACCGCCGTGACGGGCAGCTGCTCGGTCCATTTCAACAGGCATTGGAACTGCCAAAGCTTTCTGAGTCAAAGCAGAAGGCTTACAGATAAACGTAGTCTTAGCAGACTGGTCGTTTACGTTAGCGCTGCTTGACTGGTCACTGCCAGTAGCACGGCTAAGAAGCAGACGGAACTTACCTTGGAAGATAGTGTTGAACACTAGGTTTCCTTCGGTAATAGTAGTGTCGTCTACTAGGTTAGCACCACGAAGATCAGCCAGAGTCTCTGGGCTAGTGATCATGTAGTAGTAGGGAGCTTCGTAGTCTTTCCAAGCCATTCCCATAGCTTTGAACAGACGCTCTCCACGCATTGC